CACACTACAATTAACACATTAAGAGATTATGCAGGTTCTTTAAAAGAATCAGTGAATGCTAAACTGGAGAGTACAAATGAGTTGCGTGTATAAAGGAGAAGTAATTAACTCCGAACAATCTGCCAACGCAAAAGGCGGAACTGAAATGATGAGGCAACGTTTTGTTGACCTCGTAGATAAAGATTTACAAGATAAGGTAGCTGTTCATTTAAGCAGACCTCGTGAACTTAAAAATGATGTATTAAATATCTTATGGTGCCACGACTTAGCTGAAGACCCAGAGAATAAGATTCTTGCAGATGGTGGTTGGGAAAAGTTTGACCATTTTGTTTTTGTATCAGCATGGCAACGTGACCAATACATTGTAAGATTTGGTATGCCTTATAGTAAATGTACTGTTATCTATAATGCAATTGAAAAACAATTTGCTCCAAAAGAAAAGCCATTAGATACAATTAAGTTTATCTACCATACAACACCACATCGTGGATTGGAATTATTAGTACCAATCTTTGATGCATTAAGTAAGCAATACGATAACATTCATTTAGATGTTTATTCTGGTTTTGAAATTTATGGATGGGAACAACGCAATGAAGCTTATAAAGGTTTATTTGCAACAATTGAAGCACATCCAAATATGACATATCACGGAGTTAAATCTAACGAAGAAGTTTTAGAAGCTCTTGATGATGCTCATATTTTCTTATATCCAAATGTTTGGAAAGAAACCAGCTGTATTGCACTTATTGAAGCAATTAAAAGTCAGGTTATTTGTATCCACCCAAATTATGGTGCATTACCTGAAACAGCACAAAACGCTACAATTATGTATGATTGGAACGAGGACCCACAAGTTCACGCCAACTATGCGTTTTCTGTAGTAAGACAAGTGCTAGAAAGCATGAAGCAGAATGAAAACTATTTCCATGGTTTTACATATTCTGATAGATTCAATCTAGCAAGAAACAGTGTTCAGTCATTCCAAGTAATGTGGAACACAATTTTAAGGAACTTAACAAATGGCGGACAAAGATAACGTTGTACAATTTCCAAGACTGATTTCAGACCCGCCGATGACGGCAGCTGAAGTTGGTGAAAAGATTTCTGCATATAAAGAAAATTATGCAAATGATTTAGCAGAAATTATATGGGAAAATGTACTACACGAAATGGCCCGTGCTAATTGTGATTTCGATTCAGATATGGAAAAGTATTTTCCTAATATGATTCTAATATTTGAAGCGATCAAAGCTCTACATTTGCAAACATTAGGAGTGGAACATCCACTTCAAGAGTTTGCTTCAACTAATGTAGTAGTACTTGAGTCGGATGGAGCTCATACTGTTGGTGGTTTAAAGACCAATCTAACAGACTTAGGGGTTGACAACGACGACGAAGTGTGATATAATATACCTCACTTAAATTAAATTATGGATAAAATATGATATTACTAGACTACAATCAAGTAATGATGGCTTCACTATTCGCAAGTATAGGAAATCATCACAACGTGGAACCAGACGAAAATCTTATTCGTCACATGTTCTTAAACTCAGTTCGTTTCAATCGTAAAAAGTTTCACAAAGAGTATGGCGAAATTGTACTCTGTTGCGATAACCCAAACGTTTGGAGACGAGACTACTTCCCCTACTATAAAGCTAATCGTAAAAAAGGTCGTGATGCTTCTGATATGGATTGGAATAAACTCTTTGAAGTTATCCATGGTATTAGAGCAGAGATTGAAGAATTTTTTCCTTACAAAGTTATTAGTATAGAGCGATGTGAGGCAGACGATATTATTGCTACTCTTGTACATGAACATGGTACAGTAATGAATACTGGTGCTGAAAAGATATTAGTACTCTCTGGTGACAAAGACTTTATTCAATTACAAACTTATGGTAACGTGGACCAATATAATCCCGTTCTAAAGAAATGGGTAAGACATAACGATCCTGATAAATATTTGGAAGAGCACATTCTAAAAGGTGATGTTGGAGATGGCATCCCTAATATACTAAGTGCTGACAATTGCTTAGCTGTTGGTGAAAGACAAAGACCAATGACTAAGAAAAGAATTACACAGTTTTTAACTGAGCCAGAAACAATGGACGAAGAAACAAAACTGCGTTTAAACAGAAACAAGCAAATGATAGACCTGAGCTTGGTTCCTCAAAATTTCAAAGATGAGATTCTTGAGCAATTTAATAATGCAAAAGAAGTTGGTCGCGAACATCTCTTTAACTTCTTTGTTAAGAAAAAGTTGAAAAACTTGATAACAGATATACAGGATTTTTAAAATGGCAATTAGATTATCAATGACGGAGGTTCTATCTGAACTTCCTAAAAAGAAAACAAAAGCAGATAAAGTAGCATGGCTACGTCAAAACGATAACGTACCTTTTCGTAATGTACTTCGTTTAATTTACGATGAAACCATTGAGTTTCTTTTACCCGATAGCCCTCCACCTTGGAAACCAAACGAATTTGAAGATGAAGCAAAAACTATGCTTTATAGAGAAACAAGACGTTTAAAAATATTCTTTAAAGGCGGTGGTTATGATGACATGAAAGCAGTAAAGCGAGAAGAGTTGTTTATTAGTCTTTTAGAAGCTATTGACAATGAAGATGCTGAACTGTTAGCTAATAACATGCTATCTCACACAAAGGTTAAAGGATTAACCAAAGCTACTTTAGAAGAAGCTTTCCCAGACCTTTTCACCTCTCCTATGGATATGCGATAGAAGGAATGCAGCAATGCCGAAGCGATTTAAAGAGTATCGCAAAGGTGACGGGTGGGGAATAAACCCTAGTAAAGAAAACCGTCAAAACGAAAAACGTAAAAATAAGCGAAAGCAAAGCCAACGTAAGCAAAGACTTAAAGATAAGTATGACCAATAACGTAGTTATCCTGACTAATTTTAGAACAGGAAGCACAAGTTTCACATTGAAAAAAGCAGAAGAATATAATTTACCATACAAGGGTGAATTGTTTTCGCATGAGAAACCATATTCAATTGGTTGGCTTAAAGCTTCAGAGAATAACAACTGGAACATATTTGATGTATTAAGAATTGGTAAAGAAAAAGCATGTTATAAAATTATGCCAAGTCATTTTGCTAAAACGATTAAAGGCAAAACAAACATCGATACATTTCAAATACAAACTATTTTAGAACATGCTGATAAAGTTTATTACCTTTATCGTCGTGATTTTAAAGCTCAAATTAAAAGTTGGTTAGCAGTCCGACGTGATGGCTCATTTGGCCATACAGGATTTATCACAAATACAGCTAGACATCATAGAGCTACAGAAGCTGAATATACTCAACGATTAGTTCAATTGCATAGTGGAAGTTATGGTAAAACAAAAGAACCATATAAAGCTATAATGGACCCAGATGACCCAGTGTTTCATTCCAAAACAACAATGTCTATAAAATCTCTTGTTCGTGAATTATCTGAAAATTATTATGTTATGGCAGAGATTTATAAAAGAGTACCAGGAGAACTGGTTTGTTACGAAGATTACTTTTCTGGTGACCAATATAATCCCTATAATAGAGAAATAAAGTGGACTGGTGAGCCTGAGATTGACCAGTATGTTGACACATATAACATTGAGGGCCTATTCAAATAAGGGTTGACATTTACATTAAAACATGTTACAATATATAATAATGAATAGGAAAAAGGATAAATTATGGACCATAGAACAGATAAATTAATACTAGTAGATTGCGATGGAGTACTACTAGATTGGAAATACGCATTCTATAAATGGATGTCAGAAAACGGCTACGAAGTTGCAACAGAAGGTGTTTACGATGTAGCAGAAACTTTCGGTATAACAAAAGAAGAAAGTAGAAAATTGGTAAGACAATTCAATGAATCAGCAAGGATTGGATTTTTACCAGGGTTGCGTGATGCAATCAAATACGTTAAAAGATTACACGATGAAGGATTTATTTTTCATTGTATCACCAGCTTAAGCACTGATTATTATGCTGGAAAACTGAGACAACAAAACTTAGAAAAACTTTTCGGACCAGCTGTGTTTGAAAAGATAGTTTGTTTGGATTGTGGAGCTGACAAAGATGATGGCCTACTACCTTATAAAGATAGTGGCTGTATTTGGGTCGAAGATAAACCACTGAATGCAGAATGTGGTTATGACTTAGGACTCAGGTCAGTACTTATTGAACATTTATTTAATGCTAATTACCAAAACGATTCCATTCCAAAAGTAAAAAATTGGAAAGAAATTTACGAAATGGTGACCGGCTCATAATAAATAAACTTATGATAAATTGGATAGTTAGTTAATGCCAACATACGAATTTAAAAACACCGACACAGGTGAAACCTTCGAGAAAATTCTAAAACTCTCGGATAGAGAATCTTACCTCAAAGATAATCCTCACATACAACAAATACATACTGCGACAACCCCCGTGATTGAAGCCGCAAGACTTGGTCGAATGAAACCCGACCAAGGTTTTCGTGATATACTTTCGTCTATGAAACAAAACAAAAGTTACACAGGAAACAAGATAAATGACTGGAAATAGAAATTTATCTTCCATCAACAAGGAGATTGTATATGTCCAACAAACGTCGT